CAATTCCTACAGTCTCCACATACACGTGGATTACCGGGCACAGTAGCAGGGCATACCTTTGCTCCACTCGGTGCCTCGTCTAGCCTGTCTTTCTTGTAGATAGATGAATTAGCATAATCTACGAAAACATTGCTAGGGTAGGAACTATTAAGTTTGGGATGAGATATTCTGATGTTCAGATTAGGTGCCACCTCTTCACTGTAGTTATTTACCACTACATATTCTTTGGTGGGTAACCAAAACCTAACATCCCTCACTCTCCATGCTATCTCATTGATATCCTCCAACATCTCTTCTCCCTGAAGATCTCCGGAATCAAACCATCGGAACACTTTGGTCTTTTGTATAACCTTGTCGTTCTCCATGATATAGCACATCGCATCAACCCAATCTTCTCTGCTTTTCCTCCAACTCTTAAGCCTTCTGTCCATTGCATTCTGCACATTAGGGAAAGGATACCTTCCCTTTAATGCATAGCAACCGAAGCACGCTGATCCTTCTTGTTTTGCTAGTTTGGATCCGGTGTTACATTCAGTGGCAGATATACTCCACCCTTTAGTAGGCATCTTGCCCGGCTTGGACAGCCCACCTACTGTGTCCTCAGCTTGCTTAAGAGATTTAAACTTGGCATATGTTACCATGTTTCCTCTTCTTTACTCTCTGCTTTATTTCTTTATAGTTTCCTGTCAAATATAGGGTATCCACGTTCGTGATCTTCGTCTGTGTAATCACTGACAGTTTCTGCCCCATCTCTCCATGTCCCATAATACCCAACACCAGGTTCATCAAAGGTAGCCTCGATTGAACACTTGAAGTTATTGTATATGTGACGATAAACTGCTGTGGGTGGTGACCATGCTGTAGGAAAGTACATCTCTATATATTTTCCTTCACGATCTATCACATTCACATCGCCATGCACATCCCATTTCGTATCCCATTTTGCGTTTGCCCAATCACGCCAGTTATCTGCACCATACTTTCTTCGCAGTTGGTCTAGTACCACGTTGGAGATACCAATTTCTTTTCCATTCTTTTCAATCCAATGCGAGTATCTTTTCCCACCTATTGTTGTAGCCCCATGATGAAGTTCCTTTAACTTTTCAGGCATGGGAATAAGTGCGTCGAAAGAAAATCCTTTCCCTCTACTCCCTATGAATTTCTTACTTGATTCTTTAATGAATCTTTTCTTTTCTTTTACTGTAGGAAACGTTATCCCTACAGTATTGTCACACCAATTTGGCATTACTTTTCTCTCTTTACTCTCTACTTTTTTATTAACCTACGTCTTCAAGACTCCATTCATCTAGGTCTGTGACCGAGTTAACTTCGTCATGTGTTTCAAGCTCGTCTAGATTTTCATAATCTTCTATGACTATTTTCATGTCTATATCTAGTTTTTTCAGAGCATCTCTGAGTGCAGCTTGTGCAAGACCAGTTACGCCTAACCCTTTATCTGTTGGAGTCTGCTCTTTTCTTGCCTCATCTACTTTAGTCTTTATGTATACAAAGTCAGCAGAGTCTTCGCTTAAATGATCAGCTAACATCTGCATTGCCTGTCCAAGTGTTACATCTACTGTAAAGTACACTTCTTTTTGTCCTTCAATAGCGTAAACAATGTCAGTTTCTTTATACACATCGTACAAGTCCATAAACTTTTCATTGAACATATCCTATCTCACCCCCTTTAATAAGTGAACTTGGATTAATAAAATTATTCACTTCCTTGGTAACTTTATAACGGGGATGTCATTTAGTCCTCTGTCAAAAAACTTGTCGTTCTCTTCTGCGAGCACGTTGTAAACACCTTTCCCATATTTACCGGTTGGGTCTGTCTGTTCGTAACTCGGATCATTATTTCTTCTCTCTACTATTTCCCAATTGGAAATTTCGTAGACTCCATGATCTCCGTCCGTATCTAGTCTGTCTATGTTACCTACCCCGATTGACAACGTGCCACCAAAGTAATTACAGATGATCTGAACTAGCCTTGCTAATCCGTAGTCATCATCTCTAATACCTTTGTCTTTGGCATACTTCAGAAAAGCTTCTATTGAAGGTCTTCCTCCGTTCCAATGGACATAAATTGCCACATCTCTCCATGCCTCTCGGTTAGATATTACAGCTCTGTTTCCCATAACTTATCTCACCCCCTCTATTCTGTGAGCTTGGTTTGTTAGTCTAGTAAAGTACTGTATGCATCTGAGTTGTGTTCCATGAACCAATATCTCATCATGTCAAATACTTTGACAGCATTTCTCACTACAAATTCATCAATCTGAATCTGCCATATGAGATCAAAGACAGCTGCTTCTTGGCCACTTAACTCGGATCTCTCTCCACTAAATGGGTTTTCTCTTAACAACCCATCGTGTGGATAAGCTTTCAGTTCCAAGTCACTCCACCTCTTGACCTGTTCTTGTAAGGTCTCAAAGGTTTTCTTCTTGTGTACCGATGGCATATTTTACCTCCTTTAATCTGAACTTGGGTTAATAAAGTTTCTTAAATAATCTATAGCTTTTTCTAATAGTTCAATGTCATCTTTCATACTGCCTATTGCTGTATTACACCCATTGCATAACAAACCTCTTATCTTGCCTGTCGTATGGCAATGGTCAACTGATAAATATTTCTGCCTCCGATTGCCTGTTGCTGTGCCATTACAAATTGCACATCTATTGTTTTGTAATTTTAACATTCGGTTATAGCCATCAAGTGTGATCCCATAAATTCTTTTAATTCTTTGAGTTCTCGCTTTCACAGGGTCATGTTTTTTTGCTGAACATTCTTTACAATTATAGCGAATACCATGTGCCTGTGCTTTGCCTACATGAAATTCAGAATATGTTTTCTCAACTTTACAAGTACCACAAACTCTATATCCTTTTTTGTGTGGTGTCATATTGTTAGCAGAATTTAAACATTCGTAGCAATATTCTATTTGTGTTTCATTCATCTCTACCCTTTAATAAAGTAACTAAATTCTTTCATGTTTAGCATTGCCTGATCTATCTCTTCTTCAGTACAGAGTTTGCCATGCTCTTCTATTTCTTTCATTGCTAACTCAAATTCCTCGTCACCCGGTGCATTCTTTACTAACCAAATGAGCATCATCATAGCTTCCATATTGTTCTTTGGTGTTCTGTCGAATGGTGGTTTAGTGCCATCCCATTTATATTCACTCATTATTCCTCCTCGTCATTTATAAAGACAACTGTAACTGAGGCTATTCTGCCATCTGACTTGGTTACGTAAACAGGGTATATTCCATCTCCATATCCGGTGCCTGTGACAACGCCTAGCTTCATTTGTAAATGATTTTTTTCGTAATAATCTGAATTGCTCAGATCTTCACAAAACTTATCCCATCCTTCTTTACTATGAAACCTCTTATCTCCATCTAAGTAACAAGGATCTCCGACGTACATCGTGCCACTGTCGACACTGACATACCCTACTAGTTCTTCGTAAGGCATAGCTTACCTCCTCTGATTTTTCTTTCGTATGCATTCTAAATGAGGGTTGGGTATTTCAAGAACATCCACCTCTTCATTGCACACGCTACAGGTTGGTAATCGTATTAAGTTTCCTTTAGAATCTCTCCATTCAACTTTACTTAAATCTATTTCTATCACGTCTAACTTCTCTTTACCCTCTGCTTTGTTTTAATTTAATTTCTTAACTTGGTTTGCTGCTACTCCATCCATCCAATCGCACACCTCTACATATGCATACACATTCCGATTCGTAAACATCTAAAAATATGTCCTCGGCATTTATGCACACCTCATTATCCTCATTAAATAATGAGACAGTACAAGTAGTGTCCCCTTGTTCCTTCATTATTTCAACTTCCCATTCTTTAAGTGTCATGTTTTCAGGGCTTGTTGTCCATCCATCTGATAACAGATAAAGGGTATAGCTCTTTGCAACATCAGAACATGGGTCACAAAGTTTCTCTTTACTTTCTTTTAAAACCATTGGTTTCTCTCTTTACTCTCTGCCAATAATTGGTATTGCAAATCCTTCTCCAAGGCATATGTGACATTCTATCCATCCTAGGCAATATAACCTACAATCATCTGTGCAAAGACATTCTATTTTTCCTATAGATAATTCGTCTTTACATCTATAACAATCCCATGCCATATCACACCTCCTCTTTACTTGAGTTAAGATGTACTACACATTCCAAGACATTTATAATCTCGGAAAACTTACTTGTAGTAACAGTTATACTTGGATCGTGCCACCAATATAAGTAATATGTCCATTTGCCTTGTGAATTTGGCTTCATACTAACAGTTAAGTGGTCCACACCATTAGGGTATTGCCCTAGATTATCGTGACTAGGATGCTTGAAGCTTTTATTTAAAGTAAGTTTGTTGCAGTCATCGTCCCTCCAATAGGTATCGTCTACGCAATGGTCACACTCTGCCTCAACAAACCCCATCTTCTTTGTAAGCCAATAGATGCTGACATCTTCTCCTTCTAGTTTTTTATCCATACTATTCCTCTTTACTCTGAACATACGAGATAACATCACTGAATAATGATGTTTGTAGTAACAACTCAGTTCCCACCTCATCTTCCTTCACATTTTTCATGATTCCATAACGCCAGTTGCCTACTTCCTCGAAGTTTATTAGCAAGTCTAACCCTAACTCTTTATGATAGAAACTTAAAGCTTCATCATTTTTGTTAGAAACATTTTTAAATCCTAACTCTTGAGTTACTATGAGTACGACTGCGTCAGTTAATGATTTTTCCATATCATTCCTCTTTACTCTTTACTTTGCTTGGTAAATACTTATTCTCGTGATTAACCCAAGCATAATTGCCTTTGTATGGATAAGCATGATAATGTGCCCAACAACACCATCTCATGTGGCTTTTGCAGAGACACATATCATCTCCTTCCATTAAAGTTCCTTTATACTTTTCAGTATTTGTACACTCGCACATACAATTTCTCTTCACTCTCTACTTGAATTTATTGGATAGAGAGAGAGGTAGCAGAGAGAATAACCTCTCTCTTATCCATAATCTGCGACAATACCTACACCCTAAACTTCAGATACTTTTAAATCTATCCTAGTATTAGGGGACGATGGGTAGGATCTTATCTCTATGACCCTTTCTATGCACGTGTGTCGCACATTCTTATTAAAACAGTAGGAGAATTATGGAAAAACATCTACTGTTTCTCTTTATACACATACTTTCAGTCCATTAATGGACTAGAAATTCAATGAGAGTGGGATCATTGGTAACACTGACACCCTTTTCCCACTCTCTGAACTGAGCAAGGCTGAAAAGCTTTGCTCATCTCTTATTTAATATCTTATTTAACTCTTATATATAGTTTAACATAGGGGTACTTGAGCCTATTCTCTGCCTTATCTCTTCTCTTTATTTCTTTATTCTGATTATTCTCTGAACTATCCTCTTCCCTTGCTCTCTTGATACAAGATAAATAGTATATTTACCCTCTATCCTCATCCCTATAATTTGCATAGCTACTCCCTCTATGGTTATTAAATTATTTTCTCTGTAGATATGTAGTTGTTCCTCTCTTCACTGTAAATACGTGTTTCTCTACTTCTATACCCAATTTTCTACATAATTTTATTTTATCTTTTATCTTCATATTTCCCTTACTCATCATAGCGTGTGCAAGTTTCTGGGATAATGTCATCTCTTTAGATTGCATAATTACCTCTTTGCATATTTCATTATTGGTAAATTGGTAGTGTTTAGTCCATTAATGGACTAAAAGTGAGAAAATATAAAAGACCTCGAAGGTAGGATTTTATCACTATGACCTTCGAGGTCTTTAATTTTAATTTATTTAGTTAAGATTGCGAATGGTTTATAATTTACTCCAAACTAGTTGTTATTTTTACGTAACTTTCTAGGTTTTCGTGGTCTTTAAGTGAAGGTACCCCTAACACTTTAGCAACGTCTTTGGATAATTGAATGGAATCATTCATATTAATGGTTCCTTTTCCATCCAAAGATTTACCATGGTTTTTCTTATCCTTGCTAGAATAAGAGGGATAAATCACCAATTCATTATCAGATCCAATAATTGGACTTATCATGAATTTATCGAATTTATTTGTGTTAGGAGCTTTAGTTTTATGAATCTTTTTTGATTCAATTTCTTTGCTTGTGTTTTGAAAGCTAGTTAACACACCTTTATTCTCACTCATAAAGCTATCGATAAAAGCTTTTAAATGAGTAGGCACCTTCCAATTTTCAGCGAATGGATCAACTTGATATCCACGTGATGTTTGATCATCTTGAATTTCAATTCCAAATTCTCTCAAATTTTTATTTGCCTTTTTGCTTAACCTACCTTTAGAATCGACTGAATGTTTGCCTTGTGTATGTAGCATTAAAACTACAGCAAATTCTAATAAATAATATACCAATCTATCCAATTTATCATCAGCTAAAAATCCTATGATAAATCTATCAATATACACTTCATATATTTTGTTGATAGGCATCTTATTTGGTAGCGTTGATAATGACTTAAAACCTATTGTTTTACCTTCATTATTTTTAGCTCTTGAATTCTCAGATTTAAAAGCTAGTAAATATTGAATCTTACTTGATAGATTTAGGCCTTTATCGGCTAAAATGTTATATCCATTTTCATTGTATGTGAATTGAGGTGCTGAAGACCATATTATGTTCAACAGTGTGGTCAATTCATTAACAACTTTTCCTTCATGAATAAACACTTTCTTAATTGTTGAGGAAACAATGTTTGCATTTCTCACTACACTCTTAGTGATTTTGCTTGCTATTGTTTCATTACTTCGTTGTTTTGTCTTGACTGATTTTGCCATGACTAACTCCTTCATAATTATTCGCAATCTCAACTGTTAATAAAAGTATATCATCTCACTACTTTAGCCTATTCTCTATCAAGATATATCAATTTCATGTAAAAAATGCCTTATTTCATCTCATTTAGTCCATTAATGGACTAAATATTATTCTCTACTGATTCCTTCGATGATATGCCATTGGTAATAAAAAAATACCAAACATACACGCACAAAAAAGAATGGCAACGAAAAAAATCGATCGTGCGTCCCCCTATTTCCCATCGTCGGTGTTGATACGAAGTAGCAACGACGACGGCGAGAGGGTTAGGCTTGGAATGGCGAGCGTTAGGCAATATATACCAGTGACAGAATTTTTTTACAAAAAGGGCGTTGCTCATTTCTTGAATTGAGTTTGAGGGGGTTTGTCATATATGAACATCAGACTTCATAAATCAAAAGGAGTACAAACCCCGATTTCAGTATATCGTTTTTAATAGGGGTTTCATAGCCCCCCCTACCCCCCAAAAAGGGATTTTAGGGAGGAAATAGGTAGTTTCAGGACGATTCCCCCTTCTGACTGAGCTTTCTTGTTATCCATTGTCCAGTATAACGTGGTCAGATTTGACAACTAGTTCTGTATTCTGTAGCCATTGTTTTGCAATTTTCGTCTTGCCCCACTACGTTTTTCCGAGGAATACTTCACGCAGTTTTTGTTAGATCAGACATACGCAATGGAGGTCTGATGTTTTGCTATTAAGCAAATTTGTAGTAATATAATACAAGTATTATTTATATTTTGCAAGGTTTTATGGAAGACACACTAGAAAATCATAAGAACAAGCAGAGAATAGAATTATTTTTAGAGACATTGTCCCATACAGGGAACATACTTGCCTCATCTAAGGCTTCTGGAATTGGTAATAAGACAATTTATAACTATAAGGAGAGGCATGATTGGTTCAGAAGGATGTTAAATGAGTCAATGGCTATTTTTTCAGACAAACTTGAGGGCAATGCTTTTGCTTTGGTGCAGAAACAGATGGCCCAGGAGGATGGATACAAGTCAAATCCAGCCCTTTTAATCTTTTTATTGAAGGGTGCAAAGCCCGAAAAGTACCAGGAGCACGTAAAACAGGACAATACAGCCCTACAATTGATTGATGAGATTAAAAACCTGAATAAAAAAGCTCCTAAAAAGGCAACAAAAAAGAAAAAATCTATTTCTCAGCAGGCTTTACAGGAAGCAAATGAAATATTGAAAGACAAAGGTGTAGATAAATGATCACCGGATCCTCAATGGCTACGGAATTTTTGTTTGATAAGGTAGGTTTTACCCCTACTGAACAACAAAAACCTATAATCTACTCAGATAAAAGGTTTGTTCTGGTGGCAGGAGGTGAACAGGCAGGGAAAAGTATGCTAGCCAGTAAGTTTTTACTGACAAAATGGCCTGAACTTGAAGGGCCGGGGCTATTCTGGCTTGTAGCTGCAGACTATGAGAGGACAAGAGCAGAGTTTGAATACCTTGTTCAGGACTTTGCAGCACTTGGAGTACTTAAAAAATCATCTAAAAGAGTAGATCCTGGCAGGATTGAACTTGCAGACGGCACAGTTATAGAAACTAAATCAGCCAAAGACCCCAGAACTTTAGCTATGAGAGCCCCTGATGGCATCATTGGATGCGAGGCTTCACAGCTTGATCTTGAAACATTTTATAGAATCAGAGGTAGATGTGCTCCGAAAGCAGCATGGATGTTCCTTGCAGGAACTTTTGAAGGATCACTTGGATGGTATCCACAATTGTTTTTGGCATGGCAGCACGGGAGTGATATTGAACAGTCTTATTCCCTACCCTCGTTTTCAAATTATCATTTATATCCGGGAGGAGAAGATGACCCAGAAATACAAAGACTTCAGGAAGATGCCTCAGACGACTTCTTCAAAGAAAGAATTATGGGAATCCCTAGTCCTCCACGCGGGCTCGTATTCCCGGAGTTCAGAGCAGATTACCATGTCAGAGAAATTGAATACGTTCCTGAGGAACCTGTCCACTTATGGGTTGACCCCGGTTATGCCGGTGGTTACGCCGTTGAAGTTATACAGATACTTGATGAACAAATTTGCGTGGTTGATGAAATATATGAGAAAACTCTTATTACAGAAGAAATTGTAGACATGGCTATGGACAAGCCGTGGTGGAAAGATGTCCATTTTGGTGTTATTGATGTCGCAGGATATCAACATCAGGCCATGTCTGCTCCGGCAGAAGTCTGGCTTGATAAGGCAGGGTTGTTTATGGACTCGGAAAAAGTAAAAATAAATGACGGAACTGAAAGATTAAAGTCTATGCTTAAAGTTGACCCTAAACATCACAGGCCAAAGCTGATAATTAACCCTAAATGTAAAGGGGTTTTGTCAGAATTTGGTGCAGCCCCAAACCCCTTTGATGGACAGACTAAAGTTTACAAGTGGAAAACAGATAGAGATGGGAATATAGTTGGCAATCAGCCTGAAGATAAGTATAATCATGGAATTAAAGCTTTAATTTATGGCCTAATTAACCGTTTTGGGTACAGCCATATTGAGAATAGGAACACTATTCGTGTTAAAAGGTGGGCGTAATGGCACGAAAAAGATTAAAACCTGAAGATATAATCAATAAAGTAGAAACACATTATGATTCCACAGAACCTTTAAGGTCAAGAATGGAGTCAGACTACTCACTTTATCGCCTTGATCCATATGACGCAGGGGATGGATTCCAGTCCTATACCTCTAATGAACCTTCAACCTATGCAGATAAAATTATTTCCTTTTTATCGTCCTCTGAAATGGTGGCAAGAATACCCCAACTGTCTGAAGACAAAGAAAAAAGAGAGAACAATAGTAAGAAAGAAAGATTTTTCCTTGGTGCCCTAAGACACGCAGATGAAAGACTGGCTAAACAAATGAAACCCTCACTTAAAGCACAGCTTTCATGGTTCATATCCCTAA